AAACCGGCATCCCGAAGGGGCTGCCCTACCTGACCGGCTTCGTGACCCACTTCGCAATCGAGGCCGAACAGGCCGACTGACGGCGCCGACAGCGGCGCTCACCCAAAGGAGCGCCATGTCGCAAGATTGGCCGGCCCAGAACAGTGAGTTCTGGCCCATTGAAAAGATCACGCCCTACGCGCGCAACTCCCGCACGCACTCGGACGAACAGGTCGCCCAGATCGCGGCTTCGATCCGCGAATGGGGCTGGACCAACCCGGTGCTGGTCGACGAGGACGGCGGCCTGATCGCCGGTCACGGCCGGCTTCTGGCGGCGCGCAAGCTGGGCCTGACGCAGATCCCGACCATGGTCGCCAAGGGCTGGAGCGAAGCCCAGAAGAAGGCCTATGTCATCGCAGACAACAAGCTGGCACTGAACGCTGGCTGGGACCTTGAACTGCTCGCGGTCGAACTCGGTGACCTGCAGGGTTTCAATTTCGACCTGATGCTGACCGGCTTCTCGGACGACGAGCTGTCGAAGCTGCTGGCGGAGAAGACCGAGGGACTGACCGATCCGGACGAGATTCCGGAAGCCCCGATTGAGCCCGTCGCCAAGCCCGGCGATGTCTGGCTGCTCGGCAAGCACCGGCTGGTTTGCGGTGACAGCACCGATGCTGACACGGTGGCCAAGGCCCTGAACGGCGTCTCGCCCCACCTGATGGTCACCGATCCGCCCTACGGCGTGGAATATGATCCTGCCTGGCGTGAAAAGGCCGGCGTTGCGGCCGCAGGTACCGCCAAGGGCAAGGTGCTGAACGACGACAAGGCCGACTGGCGCGAAGCCTGGGCCCTGTTCCCGGGCGACGTGGCCTATGTCTGGCACGCTGGCCTGTTTGCCGGCGTGGTCGGCGACAGCCTTGCAGCCAGCGGCTTCCAGCTCCGCTCCCAGATCATCTGGGACAAGGGCCAGCTGGTCCTTTCGCGCGGCGACTACCACTGGGAGCACGAGCCCTGCTGGTATGCCGTAAAGAAGGGCGCGAAAGGTCACTGGGCCGGCGATCGCAAGCAGACGACCGTCTGGCACATCGCCAAGCCCAAGAAGAACGAGACGGGTCATGGGACCCAAAAGCCGGTCGAGTGCATGAAGCGCCCGATCGAGAACAATTCCAGCCCCGGCCAGGCGGTCTACGAGCCGTTCTCAGGTTCCGGGACCACGATCATTGCTGGTGAGATGACGGGCCGTTCGGTCCACGCCATCGAGCTAAACCCGGCCTATGTCGACGTGACCATCAAGCGCTGGCAGGATTTCACCGGCCAGGCCGTCACCCTCGAGGGTGACGGCCGAACCTTCGATGAAATCGCGGGAACAGCAACCGACAAAGACGCGGAAGCAGCCTGATACGATCAGGCGGCGGCCAGAACCTCATCGACAATGATGTCGTCGGCATGGGCCCGGGCCTGGGCCATGTCATAGGCGGTCTGCATCCGCATCAGCGTATCGGCCCTGATACCGAAAGCCTTCTCGAACCGGATGGCCATCTCGGCAGACAGGGCCGCACGGCCGTTGAACAGGTTGCTGAGCGCCTGCCTCGACACGTGGAAGCTGGTCGCCAGCCGGTTGATGCTGATGCCATGCGGCTCGACGACTTCGCTCTTCAGCCAGTCGCCCGGGTGAACCGCCAGCGAGGGGTGCATGGTCAGGGCCATCAGTGGTAGTCCTCCAGGTCGAGTTCGGCGATGCTGTGCTCATCGAGCTTGATGAAGGTCAGGCGCCGGTTTCGGGTAACGGTCATTGCCCAACGCCCGGCCTTGTCGCCGACCAACTCGTGCAACCCGTAATTAGGCGGCACAGCGAGTTCATCAAAGCTGGCAGCTGCATCGATAAACGCCAGCATCTTGCGGAGACGGTTCACATCGCCCACCAGGCCCTTCGCGTTCCCGGTCTCGAAAAACCGGCGCAGCCCCTTGTGGGAAATGCTCTCGATATCCATGCCTTCATATGTCAAGCGACGCTTGACATGTCAAGTGACGCTTGTCGGGTTGGCAGGGCCTAACAGCGGTGATTGCGCCAATACCGATCCCACCTCAGGGCCCAGCCACCCCTGACCATTGCGCAGGACAGGTCGCCGGACCTCGGTGACACGCACCAGGCCGCCGTCCGGGCGCCACCGGCACTGCCCTCGGAACGGCAGGTCATGGCGGGACCTTCGACCAGGATGTGCCCTTCCCGGGACACACCGACCGGGCGCCCGACCAGGTTGACCAGCGCATCGCGGGCCTGCTCGGCCGGCACGTCGGGGCACGGCTGACCGGTCCGGCAGCTGCCGTCCATCTCGCGCGCTGCAATGCCGGACAGGCGAATGCGCGGCCCTTCGGCGCACCAGATCGGCCCGTCGCCGTCCCACACCCGGGTCGGCGTGCAGGTAAAGGTTTCTCCGGAGGGCGCGACGGCCGCAGCAGCAAACAGCAGAAAACTGAAAATCGTCGTGACCCTAGTGTTGATGGTGGGAGCAGGCTGGTCACAAGACATAGTTGAAGGACCGCCCCAGTGAAACCCGGCACCAAGCCCAAACCGACCCATCTCAAGCTGGTCACGGGCAATCCCGGCAAGCGGGCACTGAACCGCAGGGAGGCCAAGGCAAAAGCCGCTATTCCTGCAGCGCCTCACCATCTGACCGCCGATGCGGTCGAGGAATGGAACCGGGTGGCAACCGCGCTCTACAATCTCGGGATCCTCTCCGAGATCGATCGGGCAGCGCTCGCGGCTTACGCAATGGCCTATGGCCGCTGGGTCCAGGCGGAACGGGCAATCGCCAAGATGGCCGAGAAGGACCAGCTGACCGGCGGTCTCATGATCAAGACATCGAACGGCAACGCGATCCAGAACCCGCTGGTGGGCACCGCCAACAAAGCGGCAGCGGACATGATGCGTTACGCCGCAGAATTCGGGATGACGCCCAGTGCCAGGAGCAGGATCGCGGCCCAGCCGCCAGAAGAAGGCACGGACCCCGCCGACCGCTTCTTCGCCTGACCGGACACTGGCCTATGCCAAGGCGGTGGTCTCGGGCGAGATCGTCGCCGGACCGCATGTGCGCAATGCCTGTCACAGGCACATCGCGGATCTGAAGCGCAAGGAAGGGATCTGGTTCGACCATGAGGCGGCGGGCCATGCCTTCGCTTTCTTCGAGGAGGTGCTGAAGCTTTCCGAGGGCCAGTTCGAGGGCCAGCCTTTCCGGCTGGAGCCGAGCCAGGCGTTCATCGTCGGCTCGCTGTTCGGCTGGAAGCGCCAGGATGGCCGTCGCCGGTTCCGCCGGGCCTACATCGAACAGGGCAAGGGGAACGGCAAATCACCGGTTGCAGGGGGCATCGGCATCTACGGGATGACGGCCTGCAAGGAAGCGGGCGCCCAGATCTATGCGGCGGCCGCTAAGAAGGAGCAGGCCAACATCCTGTTCCGCGACGCGGTGCGGATGGTCCGGCAATCGCCCGCGCTGGCTCGGCGGCTGGATTTCTCCGGCGGACCGGGACGCGAATTCAACATCGCGCACTTGTCCTCGGGCAGCTTCTTTCGCCCGGTCTCGCGCGATACGGGCAAGACCGGCTCTGGCCCGCGGCCCTACTTCGTGCTGGCGGACGAGGTCCACGAGCTTCCAGATCGTTCGATCATCGAGATGCTGGAGCGCGGCTTCAAGTTTCGCCGCGATCCGCTGCTGTTCATGATCACGAACTCAGGTTCGGACCGCAATTCGGTCGCATGGGAGGAACACGAACACGCGATCCGGGTGGCGGCTGGTAATCCCGATGCAGTGACCGACCCGACCTTTCTCGGGCAGGTCATCGACGACACGACCTTCAGCTATGTCTGCGCGCTCGATGAGGGCGACGACCCGCTGACGGACCCCAACTGCTGGATCAAGGCGAACCCGCTGTTGGGCGTCACGATCACGGAGCAATACCTCTCGGAGGTCGTGGCGCAGGCCAAAGCCATCCCGGGCCAATTGAACGGCATCCTGCGACTGCACTTTTGCGTGTGGACCGATGCCGAGACCGCCTGGATGGCGCGCTCGACGCTCGAGCCACTCTTGGCGGAGTTCGAACCCAAATCTGGTGCTAGCACCTGGCTCGGGCTCGACCTCAGCCAGAACCGGGATTTGACCGCGCTGGCTGCGGTCCAGCGCAATGGCGAGAAGGACGGCAAGCCCTGCTTTGATGCATGGGTCGAAGTCTGGACGCCGGGAGATACACTGGCCGCACGGGTGCTGCGTGACAAGCAGCCCTACGACCTCTGGGTCGTCGACGGATTTCTGAATGCGCCGGCCGGCGAGAACATCAGCTTCCGCCATGTGGCGCAGGCTTTGGCCGAAATGGTGTCCGACTACCGCGTCGAGGCCGTCGCCTACGACCGCTACGCCTTCCGCCGGTTCGAGGAGGAAGTCGCTGAACTCGGGCTCGACCTTACCTTTGTCGAACACCCACAGGGTGGCACCAAACGAGCCAAGCCTGCGGGCGAGATGACCGAAGGCCTCTGGATGCCGGGCTCGCTTCGGCACCTTGAAGAACTGATCCTAGAGGGCCGCATCCGGCTCAAACGCAATCCAGTCCTCATCTCGGCAATGATGTCGGCGGTCACCGAGACCGACCGCTGGGACAACAAGTGGCTCTCCAAGCAGCGAGCCATCAACAAGATCGACGCAGCCGTGGCGCTGTGCATGGCAGTGGGGGCGGCAATGGCGGGCGACACCACGGGCTCGATCGATGACTGGCTGAAGAGCCTCGCATGAACCTCTTTCAAAAGGCGCTGGGCTACATCGCGCGCTCCATCGGCCTCACCGATCCGCGACTGGTCCAGGCCGTCGGCGGCCGCACGACCACGACCGGTGAACTGGTCTCGACCAGCTCAGTGCTGGGGCTCGCTTCCGCCTGGGCCTGCGTCAACCTGCTTGCCGGCACGATCGCCTCGCTGCCGCTGATGGTCTACCGGACCAAAGGCGGCGCCCGAACGGTCGCTAGCGATCACCCGCTTTACCGGATCTTGCACGATAGCCCGAATGCGGACCAGACCGCGGTCGACTTCTGGGAGTTCATCTGCGCGTGCCTGGAATTGAACGGCAACGCCTATGCCGAGATCATCCGGGGCAGCAATGGCCGGGTCGTGGCGCTCAGCGTTCCGATCGCGCCTGAACTCATGACGGTGCGCCGTCTGCGCGACGGCAGCCTCGAATATGAGTGGTCGGATGGCGGCATTCGCAGTGTCGTCAGCCAGGACAACATGCTCCACATCCGGGGTTTTGGCGGTAACCCGCTGGGCGGTCTTTCCACCCTTAGCTTCGGCCGCCAGACCTTCGGACTGGCGCAAGCTATCGAACGGGCCTCCGGCGACACCTTCCGAAACGGGGTGCGGCCCTCGGGCCTGCTCAAGACCGCCGATAGCCTGACCCTCGACCAGCGCAAACAGGCCGAGGAATTGCTGCAGGAGAAGTTTGCCGGTGCGATCAATGCCGGACGGCCCATGCTGCTCGACCGCGGCATGGACTGGGTCCAACTCTCGATCAGTCCGGAAGACGCGCAGATGCTGCAGAGCCGGGCTTTCTCTGTCGAGGAAGTCTGCCGCTTCTTCGGCGTGCCGCCGTTCATGGTCGGCCATACCGAGAAGACCACCAGCTGGGGCACTGGCCTCGAACAACAGACCCTTGGATTTCAGAAGTTCACGTTGCGTCGGCGCCTGAAGCGCATCGAACAGGCACTGGCCAAACAACTGCTCTCGCCCGCCGACAGGCAGGCAGGGCTTGTCATTGAATTCAACCTCGAAGGATTGCTGCGCGGCGACAGCGGTGCGCGAGCCTCCTTTTATCAGCAGATGCTGAGCAATGGCGTGATGACCATCAACGAGGTCCGCACCCTCGAAAACCTGCCGCCCGTCGAAGGCGGCGATGTCCCGCGCATGCAGATGCAAAACGTGCCCATCGCGCAGGCCGGTGCCCCTGCTGAAATCCTGCCGCCAACCGGAGCGAATGCCCCATCGGAGCCCCTTAAATGAAACATCTCACCCTGACCCTCAAATCCAGTGACCTTCAGGACACCGGGCAGTTCGAGGGCTACGCCTCGACCTTCGGCAATGTCGACCAGGGCGGCGATCTCATCGAACCGGGCGCTTTCCGGGAGAGTGTCGCCAAGGCCCGTGCCGAAGGCTGGGGCATCCCGATGCTCTGGCAGCACGACCAACGCGAGCCGATCGGTGTCTGGCGCGACATCTTCGAGGATGATCGCGGCCTATTCGTCCGCGGCCAGCTGATCCTCGACGGCGATCCGGTCGCCCAGCGTGCCTATGGCAAGCTGAAGCACGGCGCGCTTGGCGGCCTTTCGATCGGCTACACCATCCCCAAGGGCGGTGCCGCTCCCGACCCCTACAAGGCTGGCGTCCTGCGCCTCAAGAAGATCGATCTTCGCGAGATCAGCCTCGTCACCATGCCCATGAATACCGAAGCGAAGGTGACGGCGGTCAAGACCGTCACCGACGGGCAGACCATGCCGTCGCTATCCGATTTTGAGAATTTCCTGCGCGAGGCAGGGTTCTCGAAAAGCCAGGCCACCGCAATCGCGGGCAAAGGCCTCAAATCGCTGCTCCGGAGTGAGTCCGGCAGTGAGTCCAACACCGACTTTCTGTCGGCTCTTGCCGCGCAAATCCGCGACTGAACCCACCTCCTACGGAGCAATCCCATGACCGAGACCAAGAGCGCCGATCAGTTGGCGCAAGAAGTGAAGGCTGCGTTCGATACACGCCATGACCAGGTAAAAGCCATCGCCGAAGAGGCGCTGGGCAAGGCTGCCAAGGGTGAAGAGCTCTCGGCCGCGACCAAGCAGCTGGCCGACGAGGCGCTGACCGCGCTCAATGAAGCCAAGGCCCGCCTTGACGAGGTCGAGCAGAAGCTCGCCCGCAAGAAGCAGGACGACGAACGCTCCGATTATCGGACGATCGGTGAACGCGTCGTTTCGTCCGACACCATCAAGCCGTTCCTGAACAGCAAGACCGCGCGCGGCCGCGCCAGTGTGGAGGTCAAGGCGATCGTCTCTGCCCTTACGACCGATGCCAACGGCTCGGCCGGTGACCTTATCGTGCCGGATCGTCAGCCGGGGATCATCACCCCCGGGCAGCGCCGCCTGACGGTCCGCGACCTGCTGACCCCGGGCCGTACAAACAGCAATGCCGTCCAGTACGTGAAGGAAACCGGCTTCACCAATGCAGCCGCCACCGTGTCGGAAACAGCCGGCGCCACCAAGCCGCAGACCGACATCAAGTTCGATGTCGTCACCAGCAGTGTCACCACGATCGCCCACTGGGTCCTGGCCACTCGCCAGATCCTCGACGATGTGCCGATGCTGCAGTCCTACATCGACGGCCGCCTGACCTATGGCCTGGCGCTCGTTGAAGAGAACCAGCTGCTGAACGGCGGGGGTACAGGCACCGATCTGCACGGCGTCTACACCCAGGCGACCGCCTTTGCGCCGCCGATCACCATCCCGGCGCCTGTCACCCGCATCGATGTCCTGCGCCTCGCCATGCTGCAGACGGCTCTTTCCGAGCTGATGTCGACGGGCGTCGTGCTGCATCCGTCCGACTGGGCGGCGATCGAACTGCTCAAGGACACCACCGGCCAGTTCATCATCGGCAATCCGCAGGGCAACCTGTCGCCGACGCTGTGGGGGCAGCCAGTGGTGGCAACGCAGTCGATGGCGACGGGCAAGTTCCTGACCGGCGCCTTCCAGCTCGGTGCGCAGATCTTCGACCGCATGGACGCCATGGTCGAAATCTCGACCGAGGACGACCAGAACTTCCGCAAGAACCTGGTGACGGTGCTGGCCGAAGAGCGCCTCGCGCTCGCAGTCTACCGCCCCGAGGCCTTCGTCAAGGGCGACTTCGCGGCGGCTGCCACCGCGGCAACGGCTGCGTGATGATGCAGGGGTCGGCTCGTTCCGGCCCCTGTCATCCACCGGAAGGAATGACCCATGATCCTCAAAGCCCTCGATACCCTGCACATCAGCTCGGTCAGTTCCAACAAGATCCAGGCTGGCCAGACCTTCGAGTTGGATGATCACTTTGGCCGGCAACTGATCGAACGCGGTCTGGCGGTGGAAGTGGCGCCCGACGAACCGGCGCCTGTGGTCACCCGCAAGTCGGGCTCCACCCATCGCACCAAGGTGGCGTGATGTCCGGAATCGTCACGCTCGTGCCGCCACAGGACCGGGCCGTGACGCTGGCAGAAGCGCGCCAGCAGCTGCGTCTCGACGCCTATGACGAGGATATGCTGCTGGCTGCCCACCTCGATGCTGCCCAAGCCGAACTCGAACGGCTCGCCGATCTGCGGCTCTGCGAGCAGACCCTCGCCATGGTGCTGGAGGCGTGGGCCGATGAAATCACCGTGCCGGTCCGGCCGGTGACCATTGCCGCCATCACCTACACTGCCACCGGCGGTTTGACGGTCACTTTGCCCGAGGCTGCTTATGTTGCCCGGGCACGTCATGGATTCGTGCGCATTCGGCCAGCTGCCGGCACATCATGGCCCCCGCTGGCGCCGGACGGCCAGATCTCCATCACCCTGTCGGCCGGATTTGCCGAGGGGCACCCGGACCTGGCGATCGCCCGGGCCGCGATCCTTGTGAAGACGGCCTCCCTGTTCGAGAACCGCGAGGGGGCGACCTGTCTCGCCTTCGATACCCTCGTCAACCAGCTGGCCGCGCGATGGGTCTAGCCTCCAGGCTCGACACCCGGATCCGGATCGAGCGCAAGGCCGTCACCCCTGATCCCCTCTATGGGACGGAGACCGTCGCTTGGGTGGAATTCGCCTCGGTTTGGGCGGAAGTGCAAGACGTCCTGCCAAGCCGGGCCGAACGCCTGGCCGACAGCATTGTCGTGGCCAACCGGCCGGCGCGGATCCGGATGCGCTATCTCGCCGGGCTCACCCCGGACATGCGGGTGATCATCGGCAATCGGACTCTCCAGATCGTGTCGGGCCCGGCCGAAATCGGCCGCCGCGAAGTCACAGAACTCATTGTCGAGCAACATAGCAGCGAAGGAGCCGCGCCATGACGATCCGGCTCAAGGGCGGCCCTGAACTGCTGCGCCTGCTCGATGAACTGCCCAAGAACCTCGAGCGCAACGTCATCCGCGGCGGTCTACGCGCCGGGGCTAAGGTCATTCAGCAGCAGGCCAAGGCCAACGTGCCGGTCCGCACTGGTCGGCTCAAGAAGGCGATCGGCATTGGCACGCGCACCGCCGGCAGTCGGCTCAGCTCCTACGTCAAGCTGCGCGGGTCCGGCTCCTATCTCGGCCTGTTCATCGAGTACGGCGTCGCGCCGCACCTGATCTCGGTCGCTGAGGCCGACAAGCCGGTGCGCAACACTCGTCGCGGGCCCCGCAAGGTCAGCATTGGCACGATCAACAAGATGGTGAAGCGCGGCAGCCTAAAGATCGGCGAGAACTTCGTCGGTCCAGTCATCATGCATCCGGGCCATGCGGCCAAGCCGTTCCTGCGTCTGGCGCTGGACCAGAAGGCCCAGGAAGCCGTGAACGCCATGGGCGCTTACATCGCGCACCGGGTCCAGATTGGGAACCTGAAGGCGCCCAGCCTTGAGGTCGATGACGAATGAACGGGGTCATTGTGGTCCGTTCGCTCCTGGTGGCCGATGCCGAGGTAACGGCGCTAGTCCCTGCCGCCCGGATCGTCGCGGGCGTCGTCCCGCAGGGGACCGGATTGCCGACGATTTCGCTCATGTCGGTCAGCGGCATCGACCGAAACATTCTGATGCCCGGAACATCCCGCAGGGTGACCGAGCGGGTGCAGGTCACTGTGCTGGCCGCCAGCTATCCGGCCGCCAAGGCCATTATCCGCGCTGTCCGGGCGGCAGCCGCCGACCGCATGCCTGCAATCGACAGGCTCACCGACGTGACCGTCCACACCGACTCCGCCGGTCCTGATTTCCTCGACGAGGAGACCGGCATCCACATGCAAAGCCAAGATTTCCGCGTCTCATTCAACGAGGCACGGCTAGCCTCACCTTCATAAGGACCTGCTAATATGACCGTTCGGACTTCCGCCGGCACCACCCTGAAGGTGTCGGCTTCCACCCCTGCGACTTTCGATGAAACCGGATACGCGGCGCTGACCATGACGCTGGTGGGCGAGGTGTCGGATCTCGGCGAGTTCGGCCGAGAGTACAACCTCGTTACCTTCAACCCCGTAGGCAGCCGCGGCACCGTCAAGAAGAAGGGTAGCTTCAACCAGGGCACGATGACCATCCAGATGGGCCTCGATACCGACGATGCCGGCCAAGTCCTGCTGAAATCCGCCTCGACCTCGGACAGCGACCATAGCTTCTGCGTCACCACCCAGAACGGCGACAAGTACTACTTCCAGGCACAGGTCATGAGCTTCAAGGTCAATGTCGGTTCGGTCGATCAGATCACCACGGCCAGCGTCACCCTCGAACTCACCACGAACTCCGCCGGTGTCGGCGTGGTCGAGGTGCTGGCGCCGTAAGTGCGAAGGGTGTCAGGGTGGACGCGTCAGATGATGCCGTGTTTCTGCAATAGCGCCTGTTCATCGCCCGCCACCCAGCCAAAGACCTTCGGTCCGCTGTCCAGTTCCTGGACGAGATAGTGCACGTCGAAATCGATCGCCACGTCCGGTTTTCCCTCGCGGGCATAGGTGGCTGTCCAAGCGACATAGGCAACGCAATGTTGCTCGTCGATGAGGGCGATGACGACGTCGCGGATCCGCATGTCTTTTGTCCCCATCGCCCGATAGCGCGCATAGCCTTCGGCCATGACCTGCTTGAGCTGATCGTCGTTCTTGCCGGCAGCCACCCCTGCTGGCG